CTAATTGAATGAATCGTGAAAAAATTTAACTCATACAGAATCCTCATGTCCTTAGTAGGTGCAAAGTCTTTTCTATACCGGATTGTAAACCTAAAGACCTGATTTATGACTTGTTCTTGCGCTTGTAACTGTCTATTACCATCGTATGGCTTTATATTTGACCATGTAGCCAAAACAGGCACAAACGTAATCACGTAATCCTGATAGGCATTTTCAACCGATGTGAACGTGCCAAATGTAATGCGCTTATCTAATCTGCCTGGATTCATTAGAATAGAGTAATGCGTCTGTAAGGCGATAGTAACAAAGTTGCAATCGTAGGCATTCCCACAACTGGATTATCTCTGTTCTCATAATAATAGGCTATCATTTCTTTAATTGCCGTTTCAATATCATCTGGCACATCAGATCCGCCCTCATAATTCCATCCATAACCTGCGACAAACGTAACTGTATTAAATCCTGCCGTATCTGATATAACCTCCGTAAAGCCTTGCGTTTCGATTGTTTCAAAAGTTAGCACAACCATATCAGGATCGACCACAGTTTCAACTGAGATCAAAGGGTACTCATATATTTTAACTGCACCAGAAACAGGCGTAATTAAACTCATTTGCCTTTGCCATAATACTTGTAAAGTAAACTGCTCAGCTTGATTTACCGCAGATTTTATCAATGATGTAATTAATCCATCTTCTATTGTATAGTCTAGGTCTAGTCTTAGATACATCTTTGCATCCGCTAGGCTCACTACATTTAACTGGTCCATTCTCTTTAGGTTTAAAAGGTTGTTTTAGATACTCTTTTTTTTCCATTATATAATCGCTAAATTACATATTTTATTTAACCAATTTTCAAACTTTGGCAATTCCTTAGCAGGATCTAATTCTTTTGCCCTCTCTAAAGGTGTTTTCTTAGTCTGGATTGTATCTATGTTACTAATAGCATCAATCCATCCATCTATATTGTTCCTCTCAACGAATATCCCTGCATCTGCGACACTATCTCTAAAGCCTAGTATATCAGAACAGATTACAGGAATATTGCAACACAGAGCTTCTATTTGAGCCATTCCATAACTTTCATACTCTGATGGTGCAATTAGGACCTTAGTCATAGCCAGATATTTCTTAACATCATCAATTAAAGGTACATATTTTATATTCCTGACCTTTTCATCTTTGATCTGATGATAGTAACCGCCTTGTACTGCCATGAATTTTGTTTTAGGCATTCGCTTGGCAATCTCTATTAATATCTGACCGCCTTTGTTTTCATTATGGTTTATTAGCGTAACATACTCAGCTTCTGGTCTAGCAGTTGAGTAATCTCTATAATTAATTGGTGCGTACAAAGTATAGGTTTCCTGATTGTAGTTTAATTCTCGCTTTGTGTTCTCGCAGTTATAAACAGTATAAGTATTCGGTCTTATGTTAACCTGCGGATAACCTACGTTATTATGAGCAAAGTTAATAACCTTTTTAGCTTTTAGCCTTTGTTTATTCATTGCATAGTAAGTGCCAGACAGTTGACAAAACACCAGATCTGCCCAGTCCCATAAATCATTATGGCATTGCTTGTAATTGTCTTTAGCTTTATAAACCTGTATGCCCTCATAACTGTAATTTTCAGGGCATCTAGTTACTGCCTTAACCTCATGACCTTTGCTCATTAGATAGGTTACAACCCGATGCAAATAGATTTCAGATCCTGCTCTCTGATGCGGTAAGTAAATGCCTGGACTTAGTAATATGTTCATGTTACAGGAATAAACAGATATGGTCTTTGTATCTTTAATGTTCTGCCATCGTAATTATGCAGATCGCTTCTATGATAGTGAATAGCTTGTATTCTTGTAGCAGGATTATAAAGCGCATAACCTGCGCTATGTAACTCATAAGCAATCCGATTATCACAACCCGGTATGCCTAAATAAAAATCACAGAAATTAACATTGCGCATCTTGCCTTTAAATATCCAGACATCTTGACTAAAGCGCTCATTGTGTAACTTTAAGCCTCCGATCTTATCATCCCATCTGCTTAAGGCTATGCATTGCCGTTCATTTAAAGTCAACTGGCTAAGCGTATGGTTAAAATAAATATCTGTATTAGCGACCATTGAAATATCTTCCCTGCTTGTGACTGTTCTATCTATTAAGTTAAAAAAGTCCCTGTAAGTAGGTCGCTGAAATGGTATAATTACTAATTTGTCAGAATTTGGCAACTCTACAAAACCATCTACAAACAGATAAATTTTATCTATAAGCTGATTCTCTATGTTCTTATTTAGGCAGTAGATTAATTCCTTTTGCCTAATTGCGCTTTTATCGGTATAAATTGAAGTAAATAAATTAATCATAAATAGCTATGCCTGTACCTGTATGATGTCCTATATGTGTTAAATCGTATTTTTCGTTCTTTAATGCATTCCAGAAATTACTCATTTCATTATTTAGATGAATGTCATCAAACATGACCAGACCTTTGTAATTAATCTTTAGCAAATGATCCGCAAACTCCTGCTCAAACTCGCCGTCATGGTATGTATCTAGCATGATAAAAGGAGCAGTAATCTCATACTTCAAAACATCGCCTTTTATAAATTGAATATTAGGTATTTTAATTTCCGCTATCTCTGGCTGATGCTCAATGTCATAACTAATAACTTTATTCTTTTTGTTAAACGACAAAGCTATGGCAGAGCTTCCCTGATAGCTTCCAATGTCTAGCAAAGTAGCTCCGTTAACTAAAGTGCTGATAAATGCTAGTAATCTATAATGCTCTAAACCTGCATCCATGTAAAACCAGCCTTTTGGAAATCCCAGATCATCCGTACTTTTTAGATACTTAGACAGATTGATTGCATTTAACTCCTCTGCGCTTACTTTTAATATTTTATCAATCATATTGCTTTAGTAAAAGGTTATAATTTTTATGATACTTATCTATTGCATGATAACCTACTGAGCCATACTCAAACTCGGTTTCAACTGCAAACTTATTGCAGGTTGCCTTATCGGGCAACTTATAGCCTAATTCACGCATTTTATTAGTAAAATAAATGTCTTCGTTACCATCTTTTTCCATTCCTTTGTACGGATGCTTTGCGCATATCTCATACATCAGCTTTGGATTGCGAATGCTTAAACCTCCATTCATGCAACCCGGTATGTTCTTAATCCACGATCCTATAAAGTCCCATTCTAAAAACTCCTCTATGCCATCTTTAAGTAATCCTGAATCATGCTGAAATATTAGCACCCTGTCATATCTTGCGCCTTGCCAAAAGTTAGGATTAGTTAGTATAGAGTTATATACTCTAGGAGTTTTTATATAGTAAATGCCACCTGCATAGGGCGGTTGAATATGCAATAAATCCCATGACTTTGGTATAAACCTCTTATGCCTTTGCATTGCTTCCTGAGCCACATCTTCCCTATCATCTATAATTATAGCTGCGTTCATACTAATACCTTGTTATAATTATGATGACTCTTTAAATAACTAGGCAATACTGATTTATCAAACTTAACAGGATTCCAAATGTTGTAGGCTACACAATGCACATCATCAAATTGGTTATTTGGTTTCCATCTGTAGAAACAATCATTTAGCCAGTCTTTTCTAACTTCGTGAGCATGACCAAAAACATTATACTTGTATCTCATTATCGGCTCTGGCTGACAGGTGCTAAAATGATAGATAGTCTGCTTTAAATTTAAATCCTGAGTATGTTCTTTTCTGTGCAAATTCTCTAATCGTATCGGTCTAAAACCATCATAACAAGCATAGTTAAAAGAGCGCCAAAAGTTTACAAAACCATCAATGCCATAAAACCGATCTACGCCCCAATAAGCATACTCAAAAGATGCACCTAACTCATCTGATTTATAAACCTCATCTGAATCTACTGTCAGCACCAAATCATATCCATCTGAGTATTTGTACTTGACTGATCTATGTTCATTCTCTGCGCCGTACCTATCTGCTCTGTCCCAGATTAACTTATCGCCTAATACATCCTGACAAATGCTAAATATATAACCCTCTGAGTCTGGACATTGCAATAGCGTTCCATGACCTTGACTTGGCATCATGCTATAAGCAATCACCATTTTATCTACATGATCTACAACCGACATAAGAGCCTCACGCAAGTAGTCACCTGCGTAGTGTATAGTCATAAATCCTAATACTTTAATTTTGCTCATATATCTGTATTAAATTCTTTACCATTTTATCAAATGTATAATTTGCCTTAACAAACTCATTGCCTTGCTTTGCTATTAGATCACGTTCCTCTTTATGGTCATCCAAATAGTATCTTAGCAATACCATTAAATCATAAAGGCTATTCCATGTCCTAACGTGAACATGGTCTATAAAAGGCATATTAGGATAGGCTTTGCATAAACAGAACGCCCCTGAGCCTAGTATCCTATAAATCCTATCTGAGCTATAAGAATCTTCGTCATAGTGGCTCAAGTTAATAGCTATTTTAGTAGCTCTGTATGCTTTTGATTCTTCTGCTTGTGAATGGTTATAGTTTCCGGCTACATTAAACCAGTTGTTTCCATAAACGCCATACTTATCGCCAAAATGTTTATGTAGCATCGTATTCATGTCTATACGCAACCTGCTAAGCGGAAATTTATCGCCTCCGTAATTATTACCAAAGAATGAAATATCTCTGCAATTACCTATCTCGCCCTCTGGCTTGTATATCTCAGGATCATAACCTATCTCTAAATATCCGCCGTTTACTACGTTTTTGACATCTCGCATATTAGAAAACAAAGTCTTATCTATATGAGGTGCCATCTGTATCATCCATGCAGGAGTTTCATCTCTTATATCGCCGTTCCAATTACAGATCCATGCGCCTGTTTCACGCATAGCCTTTACAGTTTCTATATGTATAATGTTAGGACTTTGTATCTGCATAAAGATAATATCCGGTCTAAACTCTCTGGCTATTCTTATCGCTTCTTGGTTTACATCCTTTGCGCCTGTTGATAACTCTATGTAATCAGTACAGTTAGCTAAAAAGGCTTTACGTGCTGAATCATTTGGCGGAGGCGCTACCATTAACCCTAAATGAAAAATTCTCATACTTTACGGATATTATCCCAATCTCTTAGGAAGTCTAATATTGATGGGTAATTTATTCGACCTGCTCCGCATTTCCTGCGGACATGAATCCAACCATTTATAACGCCAACACAAATAACATATTCTTGATTTTTGTATAATCCTGCTTGACCTATAAAGTTGGCTTTAAACATAAAGCAAAGTTAATTATTTATATAACATAATGAAATAAAAAAAACCTGCCAAATTAATGACAGGCTTTTCATCCTTACACTTATTAACCAAAAAAATTAGCTAGGATTAGCGTTTAGAGATCCAGTCACAAATGCATCAGTGTAGTAGATAGGTAGAGCAATACGACCTTCAACACGAACAGTTATTTTGTTCTCTCTTACGTTTGTACCATCTTCTTCGAAGAATCTAACAATCGGATTCTCACGTACAAATAGTTGCGCACCTTTTGACCAGTCACCAACTAAATACTTAGAATCGCTCATTGCAGTAGACTTGAAGATAGGAACTCCAGAGATAAACATTTGACCATTTACAAGATCAACTGCAACTCCACCCGGTAGCGTGTAATCATTTGTAGTGCCTCTAGTAAGCATCAGCGCATAGAATTGCTCTGGACTTAACAAGATACCATTTGCAGAGTGATTGTTGCTTTCAATTTGTGCAACTGAATCTAGTAATTTCTCAACCTGAATAGTACGGAATCCTGAGTAAGCCTCAGCATTGGTAATCAAACCACCTAGATTTGGCGAAACTCCAGAACCGTTCAATAGTTGATTATCTTCAGCATCAAGATACTGCTCTAACAAACGGCTTTGAAGATAAGATCTCATTGCTGAAATATCATCTAATGCCTTGCGAGTTATACGAAGATAACCTGCAATAAACTCAGATGGTGCTACCTCTTCAGTTAAATCGTAATCAATTTGAGATTTTGTACCTGAATTATCTGCCCATGCTGCAACTGATCCCTCAGAACCTGTTTCCTGAAGATAGTGGATTGCAGAAGTAGTCATAACTCCAGTAGGTAACAATGATCTAATGTGCAACTTACGTGGCGCAGCAGGGATGATACCTGGTAGCATCTGCACGTTTGCAGCAGCAAGATCAGTAATGTTAGCTAATGACATATCACCAACTGTCTTTAACTCCATTGCAAACTGCTTGATCTCTTTTCTACGGAATTTCTCTAAGTTATCAGAGTTTTCATCCATAGCAGTAGCAAATGCTTTGTTAAAAGAAATTGGCGCTGCTTCTTGAGCATCCATTTTCATTCTGTTAGCTTCTGACTGTGCCTCTAGCAATGCTTTGTCCATTGCATCAATTCTAACCGATGTAGATTTTTGCAATTCTTCTAGCTTTAGATCAGCTGCCTTTGTAGCTTCGCTGATAGCGTTTGCGATGATAGCCTTAGCTTCTTCAATTGTTTTGGCTTTGTTTGCGTCGAGCAACTCCTGAGCCTTTACTTCTAAATTTTCCATTTTTACTTTTCTAAATGTTTTATTAATTCTGTTAATATATTCGGCTCATCTTTTACTGGAGTGACTAATGTCGGCTCTGCTTCCGATAGTGAATTTTTACCTAAATTGAACGCCTCTAGTTGAAATTGCTTTAATGCTATTTCTAACCTGCCAAAGCCTTCGTCTGTCAAGCTACCATCTTTTAGTAGCTTAATCATTTTACCAATCTGATCGTTTATCTCTGCCATAGTCAAGGACTTAAATCCCATAAATGGAGTTTCTGGATTAGCACCCAGAGTGACATTTGATCCCTCGTATAATTTTATTTCTTTAATCATGCGCATTCCTGTATTCTGATCATAGTCAGCTTTCATAGTGCTAAAACCAATAGAATGCTGAATTACAATACCCTCTGCATAAAGAATCATTGCATCCCTGCCGTAGCTTGTAGGTGCAATAGAACTCTCAAAGTATATTCCTTTTTCCTGAGCCTCTAATACCATAGGTTTTCCATGCGGTTGAGACCAGTTATGCTGATTTAAAAAGAATATCTCATTCGATCCTTTTGGACCACGTTCTGCGATTGTCTTTGTCGCTGCACCGGGCATAATAATATCATCATCATAATCTATATTCCCAAAACTTGCAAAGTAGCCTGTGACTGTCATCCTTTCAGAATCCATGTCTTTTATCTCGGCTTTATAATTCTTGTATTCTAATAATCCTTTCATGATTAAAAAATTTTATGTAAATATACTATTCATTATCTATTTCTTTTAATTTTCTTAGATACTCAGGCGTTCTCGGTTTTAGTATCGGCAAACCATCAGCATCCTTTATCGCTTCGGTTGCCATAACGCAACGGCAATTAACAACCTCAGCAGCAGGTATTTTATTCAAAGCAGTACCGACATCACCAGGGTACATCATTTCAGTAACTACATTAGTTTTAGGATTTCTAAGCGTAAAAAACTGATTTAATCCTATTCGATCCTGAGTCATTGCTAGGTGCGAAAGTCTAGTACGTTTATCCTTTGTGTTAATCCAGAACTTTTGCACCTCATAATCAGAACTCTCAGCACCCATGTTAATCCCAAAGTTTGCAGCAGTTGTAGATTCTGTTCTAGCTATAACTAAAGACCTTGCTCTGTTAAATGCAGGATCATTTAGCGTTTCTTCAAATAGTTTAGCCTGATCTCTTCTGGACAAATTTTGTCCTAAAATATTAGCTAATAAAGTCTTAACCTTATCCATTGTAGTTTCGTCTATGCCTGTAACCTTAGTACCTCCGATTAGCCTAAAGTAGTTTACCATTTCTTCGTACCATGCAGCATTAAAGAAATCAATTATAAAATCCTTTTTAGTTTTAGGTACTGAGTTACGAATCCAGTCATAAGAGAATGTAGCTGCCGAAACGCCAACCTTTGTGTATATCTTTTCTAATCCAGAATACAAAGGCTTTTGCTGCACTAAGAACTGGATGTATAACTCTATGTTATCAAACGTATCTTCATTGACAAAGTCAGCAACTGCACCTGTCTGGTCATCTAAAGCTTTTTTTATAATAGGGTACGCATAAGCCTCATATTCCTTATGTAGCTTTAAATAGGTTTTATGGTATTTAACACTACTTGCCATTTATGGTTGCATTGTTATAAGCCTGGTCTAGCGACAATTCTTCAATAGGTACTAAGTTAGCAGGTACGTATATCTTGCTCATATCTACACTACTTATCTTATCATAACCCTGAGCAATACGCTTCTCATCTGGAGTAATCCAATATGATTGATTTAGCCATGCAGTAAGGCGTTCCATGTCTTCCTGCATCTCAGGATAAGAGCTAAAATCAAAATCAAAGTAATATTGGTTACCGTAAACTTTAGCGTATGGCTCACAAACAAACTTATTGATTGCATCCCTGATCTTGCGAGATAGTGGAGCGGTTGCGTTATAGATTAACTGCTTTGACGCCCAACCCATGTTATTATCGGTTGATGCTGCTTCACTACCTGAAAACTGTATAGGAACGTGAAACGCTGCATATATCTTTCTGGTATCAATGTTAAGCGATTCTATTAATTGCAGATCAGTAGATGGCATTCCTATCTGAGTCCATTTCAAAGGACCAGAGCTTGGGAATATACGATCCATTAAGGTTTCGCCACGCTTAGCCTCCACAAACTTTTCTTTAAGCACATTCATCTGATCTTTAGTCAGCGATGCACCCGGTCCATCTGGAGATATAAAACCATAAGCACCACCATTCCTGATTTGCTTTAGTAATTCGTTATCGCCCTCATTCTCTTTTAGCACATTCCTGTAAATAGCTTTAATAGGTGACTGTCCGTAAAGTTGCGCACCTGTCAGCGTAAAGTCAGGATTAAAGGATTTAAAATGCACAACTTGGTGAGCCGGTATAGGCACTTCGGTCATATAAACAGAGCGCATCTGATAACCTTTGATTGGCTCAAACATTCCACCAGAGATAATCTCTATAAACTGACTAGGCAAAGAGTAGAGTTGTGACCAGATGCATTTTGCAGTCATGTCAGGATCCTTGCCATTTCCAAAGATATATCCATCGCCAGTACATAAAAAGAACCCTGCTAGATCAGTCATCCATTCCTCATAAGTCTGCTGAGGATTAGGCTTTGCCAGTAAGTCCAAAATAGGATTGTTTTCTACTTGGTTAAACATCTGCTCTTTAAGTTGCAAAGTCCGCATCTTAGCAGTAGCACCCTCAGCCATTGACATATTCTGGAATACCTTTAGATCCTTTTTAGTTACGCCCTCTTTTACTTCGTATAGGCAATAAGCGCATTCCGCTATTTTCTTTGATATAATATCAATGCAGGTATATATGTCAGCGTTTTTCTTAAATCCCTCGTCAACAAACTTTACTTTGTCCTCAAAGTCAACTATGACCTGATTATTGCCAATCCATCCAAAAACATTCTGGTTATATAGGTTAGCAGTTATTTGTTGCTGAAGTCCAGGCATTAACGCCTCTAACTGAGTAGTAGCTGCCTTTTCTATATCAGCTTTGAATATTTTAGAAAATACGCCCATTTTAGTTCCAATCAAATGAATATTCTTGTTTAATCTTAGATGCTAACTTATTTAATGCCACATAACGTAACGGATCTATTAAGTGGTTAAAAGCATCAATAGGCTCATTAAGCATCCTGCCTGTCTTATCTTTTTTCCAAATATATGAATATAATTCCTTTTTAAAGTTATGGCTATTTGCCGTTATATTTATTTTATATCTTTTAAGGATGTCAATGCCTTGCTTTATACTGTCTGGTCCTTTCATTGCGCCGTGAATGTTAAATCCCTCTGCATATATTTCTTGAATAGACTTAGGCTCTGCCGAATCAGCTATGATTTCCTGATCATCTGTTACGCCAAAATCTCTTAGCTTCCTGCAAATATCCATATTGGTTAGTCTAGTTTCATAGCACATCTCATTTACCCATAACTCACCACCTGATTTGTAAACTTCTATTATGCCTGTGGGATCGTTAGTAAAGCCAAAGTCAATGCCATAGCTAATCAGCTCAGCATCCTCTGGTATCTTTTCACATATTGCCCAGTTACGGAATATAACGCCCTCAATCTTACCGGTCATGCCTCTGGCATATACTCGCCACAGTTCTAAGTCTAAGTCTTTTATAGCCTCTATTCTTTCATGGTCCTGCTCTGATAGGAATGGATTGTGCCTATGGTCTGTTATTATCAGCTTCGTATCTGGCTGACCTATTAGCTTAGTATGCGCCCAGAACTCATTAGTAGGATTATAGTCTATGTATATCTGATTTTTTGTCCTGATTGCTAACTGCCAGTAAATTTGATAGCTTATACCATTAGCCTCATTAACAAAAAGATAGTCACGCTTACCATTCTTAGCTGATTGCTCATTTTCAAATGATACAAACTCAATCAAAGATCCGTTCTTAAAGTAGATTATTCGCTCAGTCTTATTCCAGAACTTTAGTTGCGATTGTAGATATTTGTTATCTGCAAAGATATTTTCAGCATCCCTGTAAGCACCTTTTCTAAGGTTAGGCAATGATTCACCGGCTACTGTTATAACTGATCTCTGCTCTGTTACTGCTTTATAGAATAGCAGTTGCATAATGGAGTAGGTTTTGCTTGAGGATGTGCCGCCCTGATTGATTAAAACCTTCTCTTTGTAATTATAATTCTTATAAAAGACAGGTGAGCATTTAAACATCTTCTATGTCATTTTCATTATTTGCTATTGGAGGTGCAGTATTGTAGATCACAGGAGCAGGAATGCTTAGCATTAGATCACCATCAATGGCAACTTCTTGCTTTGGTTTAGACCATCTGTATTCCATAAACATTTTAAGAGCTGCCATATCGCCCTCCTCTAACTTATCATTAAGTAATTTTAACGCCAGGTTATCCATTGGCGATAGTCTTGCAATTAAAGCTATTTCGTCTGACTTTGGCGGTCTGCCTCCATTATTGCCTAAAGTACCACTATTATTTTTTCTACCATCTGCCATTGTAAAATATTTAGTTTATTTCAGTTAACTAATTTCACAGGTAAAGGTATAAAAATCTGATAACTTCTTAATTTTTGTATAATCAGGATTAAATTCACAATCCTTTAAGGTATCTATTCTTTGCTTAATGCATCGTATAAATAAATTTCTGCGATGTTGAGGTATTTTAGAAAGTTTATATATATCCCCAGAATTAAGTTTGTCAATGGTTTGCCAGGCTTTAAATAGATCAGTATCATTTATTAGTTTCATGTTTTGTTATTTTAAGTTTTAAACACTTTTTTACAAGTTTTTTACAAGTTTTAAACAGACTAAAACCAACTTTAAATACTGTTAATACTATATTTTTACTATTTTGTAAAAAAGTTAATAATAATAGTAATATAAAGTAAATAGGTTTTTTTTTTGTTTATTTTTTTTTTATACTAACTTTTAAAGGGTATATTTTTTTTACATTTTTTAACATACTGATAATCAGAAGTCTACAAATTCAGCGTTAAAAAAGTTTTTTACAAAATCACAGAAATGTATTCTTTTAAAGGTAAAAGGTGTACCAGTTTGTGAAGTCATGGTTTCATTAAAGGGATTATATCGCTGAATTTTGTCAGGATTTAGTTTAAATTCATTTTTTAATACCTTTCTAATGTAATTAGCCGAAATTGAGTTATCTCTACTAAAAAATCTATTTTTTATATCTAGTGCAGTTGCTTGAAATTCATCAATTTTTGCATTGTTATTAAAAAAGTCCTCAACTATAATATCAATTTCTTTACAGAGTCCGCTTTTACTTTCTTCTTTTACAATCTCTAAAGCATCTGATTTAATTTCATCAGCAGTAAAAACCATACGTGATAACGAAAAATCAATATCTGGTAATTGTGTTAGGTACTTTAAAAACTTAGGTATCTCATTAAATAATAAAGTTTCAATCTGGGTATTTAATTTTTGTATTGTAGGTACTTTCAATACAAAGAATCTGATTTCCTCATTGTCTATTTTCATAAAATCGGTTTCTTTATTAGTACATAAAATAATTTTACCATAAAAAGGTATTGAATATTCAGAAACAAACTTTTGAGATACTGAGATTGTTTTGGCAGTAGCTATGCTTTTTAGCTTCTCTACAGTAGCTTGTTTCTCTGCAACTGCTTCATCTATAAGTATAATGTTTTTAGTAGCGTAAATCGAATTAAAACCACGTGCCACATCATCTGGTGAAATACTTACACAATTTTCACCAAAAATCATGTCCATCCAGTTTAAAAAAGTTGTTTTACCAGTTCCTCTTTCCTCAGATACTAACACTACTATAGGTAAAATTTGCTTTGGGTACTCAAATAAAACCTTTAAATACCTTAATCCTATTTCATATTTATTGCCAAAAATATGCTTAATCAAATTTAAGGAGGTTTCTATCTCGGTTTCTTTTACCAAATCAGAATGTATTTCATGCTGAAATTTTGCATATAAATTGTAAAAATTATTGATTGTAGCAGAATAATCTACATTATTAGGCTCAATAGTAAAGTCATCATATTTGTAGATTTTATTTAAAAAATTTGCGTCATAATCTTGTTTAATTTCCTCTTTTCTCCAATGTTTTAACAAAACCGCATTACCTCCATATCTGGTAGGCTTTGTAATCTTTTTATAATAATCAACTCCCACTCTAATAAATGGTATTTGAATTTTCATTAAATCAAACAAAACAAAATTCATAGCAACGCTATAATTATTTTTATACCGGACTTTGGTCAGTAGCATAAATTTTGTGTACTTTGCGCCAGATGGTATATCAAAATGATCATCATCTTTAATCGTAACAAAAATATCCTTAACGCTAAATATTACTTCCTGCTTTCTCTTATAAGTACCAACTTCAGTATCTGAAATAAAATAGTGATTTTTACTATTTTTAAATATCTCTTTAAAGTCACCATAGAAATTAAACCATTCAACTGGATTTAATGTCATGTCTTTAGCATTGTTTTTGAATTTATCCATGTTATCTTTTTTGAATATCTAATGGTTTAGTTTGACCTTTTATTATCATTTCCTTTGCAGTTTTTTTGTACACATCTGACATTTTCAATCCATTTGTTTGCCTGGATAAATATCCGTTTGACTCAATACAGTTATTAATTAATTGTATTGCTTCTATTTGAGCAATATAACCAGAGGCAACATACCCACCTAAAGCAAATGATATTGCTCTAAGTTGAGGATGACCATTAAAATTAATTTTATTTACTGTTGATTGAATTATACGTTCAACAGTTGAAGGATCGTTTATTACAAAATATTGTGGTATTGGTATAATCTCTAATGGCTTATATTTTTTTGTAAATGTTGAATAATCATTCCGAGATAAAATATCAGTATCGTATGACATAAACATAGGTAAAACACAGTTTTTAGGTGCTATGTCAAATCCATTATATATTCCTAATTCTTGCTCAATGGCATTAAAATACAATTTAAAGTCATCTACGTTTTTGGCAATGGGTATTTTTATCAATGCTCTAACGCCTTTATGTGATGCAGAAAGCCACGCACAAATTATAAATTTATATTGATTAAATAATGCGCTTTTAAATTCGTTTGCATAATCAGAATCTAATCCATCAAAATCTACTGTAAGCAGTCCTGTGAATGCATCAATATCAGCATAACAACGCTTAGTTTTTACAATAACCGAAGGAGTAAAAAAGTATAAAGATCTCTTTAAAATATCTTTTTCGGCTTTATTTTGATTTAATGAGGCTAAATGTATTTTATCAAATATTTCTTTAAATTTTGGCTTTGGATTTTTCATTGAATTAATCCAGTATTCCAAAGAAACAATACCTAGTGGCTTTGTTGATTTAATATCCGATTCATAAAACTGGAAAAATATATCTTTCATAATTTATCATTATAAAAATTATAATTAACCTCATGTATTTTGCCTTTAAGTCTTGAACTCCAGATTGTTTTATTTCTATACATAAATGAAAAATAATCATTACCGTAATAACCTTTAAAACTTCTGATTTCACCTATGTTACAAATTTGACCAATTAACCCACCTACATTGGAATGTTCATGATTGCGGTCATGTTGAGAGTAGTATATTTCTTTGCCATTTAAATATTCCATTTTAGTTATGTTAATAAATGAATTTGAGATTGCCGGAGTAATAAAAATTAAAATCTTTACTTTGCCAAATTTTGAATACCATTCACAATCAGAATAATTACTGGCTTGTTTTAAATACTTGCCAAAATCATTACCTCTCATTCGTTTTTCTGATTTAACCTCTAACCCAAATAATTTTTTAGATTCCTTACATTGCAAAACATAATCTATTCGGTATCTACCACAAACCGACTTTATCTCTCTTTCAATAATAAAATACATAGTAAGATATTTATCAATTTTGGCTCTATAATATTCTTCTGGTTTATAATTTTCCATAAAAATTTATTAAAAAAATAAGCCCCTGCAATCATTTGAGAGTCTCACGTCCAAAATCATGCAAGGGCTTTTAATTCCTTAGGTTAACTATTTTTGAGACTCTAACCTTGTTGCAATTTACTATTTTATAATTATTTCATCAAATATTCCTTAAATTTTATTTTTGCCCCATCCATCCCCTCCGCAAATTCAACTTTCCATCCATTATCACGTAAAAATTCATGCATTTTGCCCTGCTCTTGCACGTGCTTTGAATTAGACAGGCTACCATCTTTAAGATATAAGCCAGAGTTTTCGCGCTTCATTTCAATCATAAGACCGCAAAATTCACCACGCTTTAGGTAGATAGTAATATCTGGAAAACCTCTAAATGGATCTAAAATCAATTTAATATTCTGCATGGCAGGTGTCAGCTTCCCGGCTGATTGAATGTCTGATCTAAAGCGCACCTGTGGGTATTGCATTTTTAACCACTTACAAAACGCTAGTTGCTCTTGCCATTCAGTACGTACATTAGTTGGTTTTACTACTTTTGCAGTTTTACGGCTATGGTACATTTCCATAGGATCTCTTTTTATTTGTTCCATCTTTGCTCAATTTCTGCTCTTTGATCTAGCGTACCCTCTAGCCAAAACAACCGATCTCTGGCTTTTAAATAGTTTTCAATAATGTCTGATTTATACTTTTTTGGTTTGGCTTTATATTCCTGGACTTTGCCGAGTTCCTGAGCAGAGCCACGCCCATCGGTTTTAATGTGTTTTTTAGCCATAATAATTTTTAAAAGCATTGCAAATATCTTCTATTTTATATTTAGCAAGTGACTTGCCTCTAATATAATCTAAAATTATCTTGTGGAATAAATGATTAAACATCGCTTTTTAATATTAAAACTATTGGATTTATAGGCTTTTGATAAAACCAGTAGGATGTCATCCAACCGCAAACGCTAGGCATTGACAGGTTAAGATACTTACTTGCATCTGCCGGACTTACGTTATGACCTGCTATTAACTCTAAAGCCAAAGCAATACGCTTTTTATCTGGCACTTTTAGGTATTTTTTCATTTTACAAGCGTAGCTATATACTCCCTGCATTCAATCACTCTAGCTTGTAGCTTTTCAATTACCTGCGGATCATACTCAAACTCAAATGTTTTAATCCGATCTGCTTCTGGTATTTCAATAAAATTACCCTCAAATCCATCACAGAACTCCTCATAATATACCTTATACGCTTCTTTAGTATAAACCATGTTAAAAATCGTACTGTATATCTTTTTAGGCTCTGTAAGCCATTTTACTGCCTGACTAACTAGATCATAGTCTGCATCTATTAAAGTGTAGCACAGAGAGGCTTTGGTACATCCAGTCAAGTGCATATATACTTGCAACTGATTAAAGTAGTCAGAATTTGGTATTTCTGATTCAAACATTGGAAATGTATCTAAAGACCAGGAGCATTTATTATCATAAACAACTCCATTATGTATTAGATCTGGAGTTCCGCAGAAATAGTCATCCTCAAAGTATTTATCATTCTTGTAAACCATTCCTAAGTCTAACTGCAAAGCCATGAGCGTAAACGCCTCCTCCTCTAGCCTGTTTCCTTTGTCAATGTATTTAGATTTAATTTCAGTACGCCTTTTGTATAGCTTTTCTTTTAGCCATTGCTTACAGTAGCTTTTACCTGTTTCGCCTAGTCCTTTTATGCCAGATATTTTACCGGCTGCTGATGCTCTTATTTTAAAGATTTCCATTTTGTATCAAATTGATTTTGTAAGTTTTCAGTTAAATGTGTTTTAAGAGTTTCCAGAGTTTCTCTGTCTTGAGCCTTTTCGATTAGCTTTTGCATCCGGTCCTCCTCTTTGTTTTGGGCAACTATGTGCAATTTATCATCAGAGGTAAATGCTAAAGTATCTTTGCGGTTTAAATCGCTTCCAAACGTAGTACCAAAATGATCACAGGCATCCTTTATTGCTACTGTTTTAGCTAATGGGTAAGCCATTGACAAAGCGCCATTGTTAATGTTCGCTAGATCAGCCGCAGACTTACCAGAAGCAGTCTGTAATTGTGCAGCTCCTATGCCATCGTGAAAATCCCAAAGACCGCTAATTGGATTAAGATAATGCACACGAACTACGACATAAACTCCGTTAAATGAAGAACCCTCCCGCAAGACCTCTATTCTGTAATTCTTAAAAATGCGCTTTAGCAAGTATTCTACTTTATCAATAGGCAGATATTTATAGCCTTTAATAAATGGATGTGTTTTAATCCAGGATGCAGGAGGTTGCCCGTTTAGGATAACCTGCAAAGCATCTGTTTTTACCAGTCCCTCTGGATCGCTATAAAGCTCCTGTAAGGTTGGTAATTTCTTTTGATGTAATTCAATATCGCTCATTCTTTAAAGTTATAATAATAATTTATAAATACAAATAAAACATGATAAATAATTCAATAATAAATACCAATACTACTAAGGACACGGCTGCCATGATTACCCAGAAGATACGATTTTCTATCATCCTAGTATCTCCTTTGCTAACCTTAATGCTGATTCCTGACCGTCTGAATAGCAAACGCCTCCAGATCTAATCTTATTAACGCCTTTGATATTAAAGACCAGGTTATGAACATAGACTGCCCATCTGTTATATAGCTGAGAATCCATTGCTAACTCTTTGTGCTTTGGCATTCCGCTTACCCATAGGATTCTAAATCCGTCTGGATATACTGTTGATTTAACTGCTAACATTGTCAAATAATTTTTCTAGTGAAGTTACTGAATAATCTTTTAAATCTAAATGCAAAAATAATTTAAGGATGCTTTGGTAGGTTAAATCTAAAAAATGATTATTATTTTCCAATTCTGCAATTAGATTTTTAATCGTAAGTGGGAATTTTTCTTGCTCAACCTTTAGCATCTCTAAATGCTCTGGGTTTAATCTTTCTAGTAAGTTCATATCTGGTCGAATGCGTAATGATAATCGTGGTTTAATTCTGCAATAATGTAGTCTTCGCCTGAGCATGACTGCATCGTCTCATCTTCTGGATTGCCTGATTTACCAGATGCCCATGTCTTTAGACCATCGTAATGATCTTCAATCAGATACTTAGCATCTTCTGCTACTGTCTGACCATTCCAATAGATAGCATCCATGTCTGCATCATAGTAGCAGTCAGGATACTTTGTTTTTAAATCTTTTAGTACACTCATTTTATTTTTTGGATTAAATAGTCACACAATCCGGCTACTGTTATCAGTATTGCCGACATAATAATAAAAAAAATGATAATTTCCATATTAGTAAATTCTAAAGGTTACGATGTCATTATCACAAAGGTTAGCTAAAATCTCTTTAGCATATGATTTGACTTGCTTTAAGTTTTTAAATATGACTACTTTGGTCATTAGATCATTGTAATCCTTGTCCATAAATTCAATTGTGTATATTTTCATTGTATGCAAGTTTTTACAGAACTCCATTGCCCTGTACTGCCAAATCCCCGCTTGACTGATCAAGCGAGGCGGCAGATTCCTGACTTGCAGGAACAGGAATGGTTAGTTGACCAAATAAGTTAGTTGACTAATCGTATTGTCTAAAATATCTCTAACTTGAATAGCGTTTGCGAATTGTTTATAAATTTTATTATCTCCTGAATACTCATTTTTTTCAGTTTTAGAATCATTATACTTAGATTGTATCTTTTCAACGTTTTTTTGAGCCTTTAATAATTCTTTGTTTAATGTGTTTAATAAAGTTGTCATTTTTGCAAGTTTTGTGCAACCCTTTATTGAATTGCTGATCAAATATAAAAAAGTTATTTTAATAATTCACAAAATAAAAAATATATTTTTATTGTAACAACAATTTTACAATATACGGATAATCATAGTATGATCTTTCATTTTCTTTATATGGAATAATTTTTGAGTTTCCTTATGCAATCTACTTGCATTATTGCGCCAGACTTGAGGATTCTCAAATACTTTAATGACCTGGTTAATCTTTAAATCTTCTAATTCTTCTTTATACATAGCACAAAGATAAATAAATTATTTATATAATCTGTATTTTGTTATTTTACCCTCTTTATAAGCCTCTAGGATCTCGCCTCTTTGCTTACCATTTGCTTTATAACTAACATGAACCCATGCATAATTAAACTCATTGATTAGCTGATCAAAGGCTAGATTATCCTTAATATAGTCAAATACCTGCTTATTAGTTATTGTAGTGCCATCCTGATCTATATCAATAGCCTCGCCACTTGAATGCTGACTGGTCGCAGAAGATCCCTTAATGCATTTGTTTAACTCTGCTGATCTATAACCAGATGATATCCTAATAGGAACACCAAAATGCTCCCTAATAGGCTCAAATACTTTAGTTGCTAATATCTTAAAGTTTTCTATATGATCTGGCGTAGGCATATTGCTGATGCCGTTTCTTTTAGCGCTATCGCTACGAATAATCTCTGATAAATCTAGATGCTCTGATAGTTTCATTTCTTTTTAAATATTTTATCTGCGCTAGTCAATGAAAGGCAACCGAATGCTAACAAAGCTACTGATTCAACCAATATAGCCGATGGTGCAGTATGTTCCTCGCTGAATGAGTTATGATACATAGTCACGCATAAGGCAATTACACAAAGCAACCCGCATAAACGCTTCATGCTTAGATTTCCGTTCTCATCTTTAAAAAACTCTGTCATAATGTATCCTTTTTACTTTTGCCCCAGAAGTTTTTCTTTTCTGTAACAAAAACAGTATCCCTGATAGTCTGCACTTGAATCTCAACTCTAGTGTTTGCTTTTGCATCAGCTACCTGAGTAACTAATTCTGCAATTTGCTTTTTGTCTTGAATAATGCTTTGAACAGTTTTATTAATTATTTTAGCCTCTTTCTTTGTAGCCTCAACAATACTGCTATCCATTACCTTTTGGCTTTGCTCTATTTTTAAGAGTAAAGTATCGTATTTATTTACCTGCTCAATTTCAGCCGTTGTACATGAAGATAAAAGCAGTATGAATGCTAAATATCTCATTTGATTTTCTGTATTTTACCCAATGATTCCAATGTGCTTAACTTTGCAGATGCTCCACTCATTGCGCTCTCGCACTTAATTAATGACTGTCCCATAGCATCCATCTTCGATTCTAGCTTTTCAATCTTAGCACTCTGAGCCTCTAATTGACTATTAAAGTTACCTCTAATGTCAATGTATAGAACGCTAATGCCAATGATTACTAAAAACATTGTAGCTATAATTGGATTCTTTGCAAATGTTTTAAAATCCATTATGCTTGTTACCGGATTTAAGTTTTTGATTGCCATAATATTATTATTTATCGACCTTGACCTCTATATTTTTTTTTATAATTTTTGCTCGTTTTATTACTGCTCGTTTTACTTTTTGCAGCTACGCCTCTTTTGCTTGATTTTTTAACGTATGCACTTACGTTCATTGCCTTTGCCATAACTATAATTTTATTGCATAACCGATTGAATATCCTGACATTCCATAACCAACGCTAAATAAGCCTCTCTGCCGAGTTTTAAATGATAGGCTAATGTTGTGTTCCATTCTGCTCATATCATTGCTTAAATCGCTTCTAAATCCTATGTATAAAGCTGATT